CTTCGAGGTCGTAGTTGCCCGAGGCCGCCGAAAAGAGCGCCTGACGCGACACGGAGGTCGTGGTCATCAGGGTCTTGAACGCCAGCGTGACGGTGTCGGACGTCAGGTTCGAGTCCGAGGTGTCAGAGCCGGGGTTTTCGCCAATCCAGCTCACCGAGCCGGCGGCGGTCTGACGCGGGAAGCTGACCGGGCCGGTGAGCCCCGTCATGAACGTCGCGCCCAGGCGGGCCACGGCGAGCTTGTTACGCAGCACCTCGATGAACGACCCGGGCTGCGTGAACTTGAACGGGCCGCCGGTCGTGGCGGTCGCCGAGTCAATGCCCGCACGCTTGATGATGTTCGGAACAAAGGCACCGGCGCCGCCGGCCTTGCTGGGCGAGCCCTTCCGGGCTTCGGCCATCACTTCGCGCTCGAAGCCGGTGTCGACGCCGAACTCACGCGACAGGCCGGCCCCTTCGACGAGGGCGCGGCTGATGAAGAAATCGCGCTTCTCGTTCATGTCCACTTCCACGCCGGCCGAGACCTGCGGACCACGCTTGATGCGCGCCTGCAGTTCGGTCGAGATGGCGCGGGAAACTTCCACTTCCGATGCGCCGGCGGCAATCCAGTCCGGCAGCTTGTCCGTCATCGCATGCTCGCGGGCGAGGGCTGCGATGTTTTTGACGCGCTCGGAGGCCGCTTCGGCTCCGACGGTCACGGCGGCCGGGGCCGCGCTGGCGTGCTCACTCATGGTACGCTCCTCGGCCTGAACGGCCTTCGGGGTGGGCTGGTGACGCTCGACGAACGCCCGAATGGCGTCGGCGAGGTGGTGCGGCAGCGCGTCACCAGAGGCGCTGCGTCCGATGCCGACCGAATAGTCGGCGGGAATGGGAACTGAGCTCACTTCAAGCGGCATCCATGCGCGGTAGCGGCGCGTGGCGACGCCGTCGGCGTTCTCGCTGATCTCGTAGATGTCGCCGGTCAGATAGCCGACGCTGACCTTTTTGCGGATGCCGTCGCGGATGTCTTGCCCGATTTCCTGCGACCGCTGCGCGCGCGACATGCGCAGATCGCCGCGGAGCACGCGATCGACGCCGACGCGCACGTTCTCGACGATGCCGTGCTGCGCATCGCCGTCGCCGGCGCGGTGGCTCATCACAAAGGGCAGGCCGTCGCGGGCATAGGACAGATCGACGCTCGAGGGCGCATGATCGAGCACCTCCATGTAGCGGTCGCCCGTCATGTAGTCTTCGCGCATCACGGCGCGCTCGCTCGAAATCGCGACCGGGATGAGATCGTCCATCGCATCGGCGGCGTCTTCGACATCGGGACCATCGCCGTCATCGCCGCCGCCGTCGCCCTGCATCGCATACTCGCGCCGCGCCTCGCGCGCGGCCTTGGCCGCCGCACGAGCGGCGGCACGAGCGGCGGCGCGTGCCGCGAGCTCCTCGGCGTCGACGCGAAAGTCCATCTCGCGATAGCTCGGGGTGGAGAACGGAAGTGCAGGAATCTCAGCCATGGGTGCCACTCCGCAGGGGCAGCACGCGGCCCCCGGTTGAAGAGTTCGAGGTGCGGTCGGTGCTGGCGGTGCTGTCGGTGCTGTCGGTGCTATCAGCCGTCGACATGGCCGCGTCGGTGGTAACCGGCGCGCTTTCCTTCTGCGCCATGCTGGTCGCGAGGTTGCTTGGGACCCCGGCGTCGACGAACCACTGGATCTCGCGCGCGCGCTCGGCAATCACGTCGGGCAGGTCGCGGCCGCTCTCCGCGGCGAACTGCGTCAGCGACTTGGTGCCCGCGTTGACCTCGAGCAGGGCCGCTTCGATTTCTTTCATCGGGTCGACGCTGACAAAGCCCCGCGGCTGCCACTGCACGGTCGTCCAGCGGCGCGAGTCGTAGTCGAGGGCGGGCAGCTGGTCCTTCGCCGTCAGGAGCGCCTGCTTGAGCCAGTGCCGGTAGATGCGATCGAGGACGTGCATCACCAGGCGCTGCTGTTCGCGGCGCCAGTGGTCACGCTCGCCAATCAGGCCGGCGCGCATGGAGGAATAGTTCGCCTGGGACAAGTCGCCGGTGAGGGTCATATAGCTAATGCCGAGACCCGCGGCAAAACTGTGCAGCATCGTGCGCGTGAAGTCCGCAAACGCCTGCGTCGGGTGCGTGGCATCCCACATGGCGAGCTTCTCGCCGGGATTCAAGCGCAGCATCGCGCCCGGCTCGACTTCCATCGGCAGGTCGTTGTTGCCGGTCATCGGGTCCATGGCCGGCGCATCGGGCGACTGCTCGATAGCGGCCATTGACGCGCTCGCGATGCGGGCGGCGACCACTTCGGCCTCGAAGTAGCCGTCGAGCATCTTCAGGTGCCCCATGATCGGGCTGAAGTCGCTCACGCCGCGCACTTGGCCCGGCCGATAGGCGCGGAAGTCGTGAATGATCTCGGACGCCGGAATCCGCACGCGCCGACGGTCAAACGCCGGATCGGTGGGGTGGCGCGTCCACATCCAGTACGCCACGGGCTTGAAATACTGGTCGACCTCGACGCCCTGATAGACGCCGTTCATGTCGGGCGTCGGCGGGCGGTTCCACGTCTCGTCGAGTAGGTCGGGGTCAATCAGCTGCAGCTGGTAGCCGAACGTGCCCTGGCCGAGGATCTCGCGCATCAGGAACTCGCCGTCCATCGCCCGCTGGCTGACCGCCAGCGCGAGCAGCTCGGTGAAGGAGTGCCGACCGCCGGCGTCGCAGTGCTCGGGGCGGCTCCACTCTTCCCAGGCGCACTCGATTTGGCTGTTAGCGCGGGTGAACTCCTTGCCCTCGAGCGTCTGGTTCTTCGCCTGCAGCCGGATGCCATGCGGGCCGACGATGTTCTCGGCGACCAGCGCGACAAAGCGCGAGGCGTACGGCGTATTGCGAACCAGCTCGCGGGCGCGGTTGCGCAGCACCATCATGTCGCCGTAGGTATCCTGCGCGGCCGAGCGACGGCCGGCGAACACCCACTCGGCGGTCAGGCGCGTGCTGGCGGCCCCGGAAAACGCGCCATTGCGCGCTTGCGTCGGGGCAATCGTCCGGGCAATCGCGGCGCGGACGCGGTGCAGGAAGGGGCGCGGGCTCTTGGCGCTCACGATTCGTACCGTCGAAGGATGTCCGGCATCTGGCCGGTCGGGCTGAAGACCGCCTTGATGCGCCCGTAGGGGCGGTCAGGGTTCTGCAGGCGCGCCACTTCGGCGCTATAGCTCGCCCGGAGGCGGTGCAGCTCCACGAGCGGAATCTTCTTGACCCGACGCCCGGCGATTTCGTATTCGTCGATGCCGCCGTCGCCGTTGCCGTTGACGCGGTTGTAGATCGCGGTCTCAATCAGGGCGAGCAGCTGCTGCGCGTGCGCCAGCGCCGGCGTGCCGGTGGCGAGGTTGGCGAGCACCTGCAGCTTGTACTGCACGACGGTGTAGCGGTCGTTGGCGCTGGTGGCCCACACCGTGAGCACATAGGCGCCCGCGACCAAGGCGCTCGTGCCGCTGACGCCCTTGAAGTACACCTGAAAGTCGGGGCCGACGGTCGTGACGCTCGTGGCGTCCATCGTCGACAAGCCCGTCAGACGAGCCGAGCCGGTCCATCCACTCAAGTCACCGGGAATCGTGACGAGTAGATCGAGCGAGTCGCCCGCGAGCAGTTGCTTCGGGCAGAGATGCGTGGTCGAAACGGTCACGCACCAGTCAAGCTAGTTCGCGGGGGCGGCGGGACTGGAAAAGTTCCACCTCTTTCGGGCTCACGCCGCGCGCTGATACCGCACGAGCGCCATGACGAGCGACTCCGGTTTTTTGGACCGCGCCCCGAATCGTTCCGCGAGGTGGTGAATGTGCTGATTGATGCGACTATGGCCGATGCGCTGCCGTCGGCGAATCTCGCCGACCGGCACGCCGTCGAGGAGTGCCTCGACAATCTCGCGCTGCACGACACTGAGCCCGGCCCATGGGTCGCGGTCCACAAAAGGTTTCATCGCCAGCCTTGGACGTAGCCGCCCTGGCGCCGATATGCGGGACGTGGAGGCAGGGGCGCCGGCATCGGGGCCGGGCGGTCGCCCGCGGCCACGGCAGGGCGGCTGGGGGCTTTGGCGCCATCGTCCTGCGCCTTCTGCGCGAAGATGCCCAGCTGATCGTAGACGCCAG